TACAACATTAGAAGTAGGTAAAGACTGATGCCATTAAATGCAGAGGATGAATATGGTTGGTAATGTGACAAATCTGCACAAGCAAGGAAAATGCAAACACTGTGGTGTTCCGTTATTTAGTTACGACAATGTCAGACGTTATGTGTGCGGTGGTTGTGAACCTAAACATGACATGACTGGTCGGTTTGCACGCAAGGTCAATGACTATGTGCCATACATTCCAGAGATTAGTGATGAACGAGAATTAATCCTATTGCAAAACCAAATTGATGATCTGAAGCGTGAAGTTTTATTCTGGAAGGCTAAAGCTAATGATAGTTGAGCTGGAGTGGTACGAATATAAAATGGCAGCTCAAGTCGGACTAGATCGTAAGGTGCAATCAATTTTACATGGTCATAAGGATCGATATGGAAGCGTTTGGACACCCATATCAGATGTTGGCTGGTCAGTGGTCTCAGCGGTTGCAGAATGTGCTGTAGCAAAAGCTCTCGGCATGTATTGGGATGGTTCAGTTAATACTTTTAGTAGACCAGATCTTGGTGACTACGAGATTAAAGCACAGTTGCATCATAAGATTGATCCCAACAAACATAGCAACTTCTTAGTTATCAAACCTAATGCACCAGATGATTTGATACATGTGTTAGTTTTGGCACATGCCAACACTAGGTACGAGGTAGTTGGGTTTATCAAAGCTCGTGATGCTAAGTTAGTTCGTTATGAACGCCAGGTCGGAACACGACCTAAGTTCTATGGCATACCAGCTGAGGACTTAATAGACATGAGGCTCTTGCCTAAATGAATCCATTAGATCGGTTCATTCGTGAGGACATCACCCCCCAGGCTAAGATAGTTTATATTTATCTAGAAAGTTTGTACTATCGATACGGTAAGTGCTTGCCACGTCAAGCTACCATTGCGTCAGATTTAAACATCTCTAGGCGTACTGTTATCCGTTGTATTAATGAGCTAAGGGATAAGGAATTCATTGTATCTAAACGGTTAGCGTCAACGTGTCGTTACTTCCCAGTCAATGATGTGACAAAAAGTGTATATATTAATAAACAATATATATCTAAACTATCTAAGATATCTAAGAAGGATATATCTAGACATGATTTACGAGGGGGTAAGGTTAGATCTCTCATCCAATCCACTGCTAAAAATAACAATATCCATTACAGGTCTGCTGTGAAGCAGACCGAAGCTAAGAAAGCACGAGTGCCTAAAGCTCAGAAGGACAAGCTCTACAACTTTTTAAAAAACCTATCATCTGATCGTAAGAAACAGTTCTGGGATGATGTAATGAAAGGAGATAAGAAATGGCTCAAACAGTTTCCACAACTTGGTTAGTTGATGCCTTCGAAGAAGCAATAGCTACGGACAGAAAGCTCCCAGCTGCATATAAGAAAGGTTACAATGGTATGAAGTTCGACATCAAGCACGATGTCACTGAACACAATGCTTGGGATAAGCAACCAACACGCAGTGCTGCATCATCAAAAGAAATAGCACGGTATGATTTCTTGCTCTATCACATCACTCCATTGCTTGATAAAACAGAACGTAAACTAGTTTGGTCTAGAGGTATGGGTATGCCATATGTACACATTGGAAAGAAACTTGGCATGCATCGACACAAGGTTAAACAAATGTACTCGGAAGTTCTAATTTATATTAGGTATTTGGTTGCTTATGACAAATTTTTATTAGACAAGTATGACAAAATCAAATAGTTATTTAACTATCATTTGCAAATCATTGTATTTGATATCCCTTCTTTGTTAAAAGATAATCCATCATGGTAGGTAGATCTCTTTATTCTAAACGATGCGGTGCGTATGCACGATCAACTGGACTCCCATGTAAAGCTAAAGCCTTACCTAATGGTAAGTGTCGAAATCATGGTGGGTTATCGACAGGACCAAAGACAACTGAAGGTAAACTTAAATCATTAATGAATTTAAAATATGTCAAAGACAAACTTAAAAGAGAAGCTACCATTAATATTGGAGAAGCTCCAACAAGGGATACCACTATCTAAGATATGTAGTGACAAGACTTATCCAGCAGTCACAACTGTGTATTCCTGGATGAAAGACGATACTGATTTACACCAAGATATTATGAGTGCTAGACAATTAGGAGCATGGACTTATCTTGATGAAATGTTAGAGCTATTACAAACTGACATTGAACCACAGAAAGTTCAATGGGCTAGAGAAAAACTACACCACGGAAGATGGCTCAGTTCAAAACTATTAGCTGGTACATTCGGTGATAAGATACAGGCTGATGTTAAGTCAGACAGTAAGCTAACCATTGCATGGAGTACTGAAGCTGTACCTGAGATCAAGTGATATCTCCTATTTATTAAACGCAGCTGTATGATTACGCACACGCATGATGGAGTTCGATAGATTGGAATGATACTAAAGTGCAAAGGATATATGGCAGCTTGAGGTACTACCTCAGGTTCTTTTAATAATTTATTGGCTGTATTGCTGGGACATGTAGAGGACTACCAATCTTTTTATTATAATAACGCTAGGGATTCCGTTCTGTACGGCAATACTTTTTTTGAGAACGCATACCCCCCCACACCCCGAAAAGCGGTGTGCGGTATATAATATATATATCATAGGAAATTAATAGAACCACGCATGGACGAAGATCTAAAAGATTTAATAGCAATGATCGTTTACAATGAAACTAGCAAAAGTTTAATTATAAGCGTTACAGGCTTTAGAAATAATATTCACGGCAAAGATGTGTCTAACTGGATCTGCAATAACTTAAACATTGATCTGCTAGAAATAGACGGCAAACAACCAACGGTACATTAATGCAAATAACTATTCCGTATAGTCCAAGACCACTACAACAAGACATACATACACAATTAAGCAAACATAGATGGGCAGTACTCAGCATACACAGACGTGCTGGTAAGTCCGTGCTTTGCATAAATGAACTAATTAAAAGGGCGTTAACTAACGACCAATGGAATCCACGGTACGCATACATCGGACCGACATACAAACAAACTAAGTCAATTATATTTGACTACTTAAAATATTATGCTGGTGTCATACCTGGATCAAAGTTTAATGAACAAGAACTTAGTTGCACTCTGCCTAATGGAGCAAAGATCTCCCTCTTAGGTTCTGAAAATCCTGATAGCCTTCGTGGTAATTACTACGATGGTATTATCTGTGATGAATATGCTCAGATCAATCCACGATTGTTTCCTGAGATTATTCGTCCAGCTCTGTCAGACCGTAAAGGTTTTTGTTATTTTGTGGGTACGCCTCAAGGCATGTCCAATGATTTCTATACCAAGTACCAGTACGGCTTAAAAGATAAGACTTGGTACACTAAGGTTGCCAAGGCATCAGAAACAGGCATTGTTGATGCAGAAGAACTAGAAGCAGCTCTAGAGTTAATGGGCAAGAATAAGTATCGACAAGAGTTTGAATGTGATTGGGTAGCAGCTTTAGAGGGTGCTATCTATGGAGACATCATAGAAAAAATTGAAAACAAAGGTCAGGTTGGTCGAGTGCCGTATGATGCCACCTATCCAGTTAATACTGCATGGGATATTGGGATCTCGGATAAGACCGTAATTATATTTTTTCAGCAAGTAGGTCGAGCTGTACAGATAATAGATTATTATGAAAACAGTAATGAGGGTCTACCCCATTACATTAATGTTATTAACAACAAAGATTACGTTTATAAAAACCATTATGGACCACACGATCTAGAACAACGTGAGTTTACTAATGGTAAGTCTAGGCGTGAAATAGCTTACGAGTTAGGTCTACGTTTTAAGATTGCACCTAAACTTAGTATTGAGGATGGTATTCATTATACGCAACTATTGCTTAACCGTTGTTGGATAGACGTTGATGGTTGTAAGAAATTAATAGATGCCTTGCGGAACTACCACCGTAAGTTTAACGACACCTTGCAAATATTTAATATGAAACCAGTCCACGATTGGTCAAGTCATGCATGTGATGCTTTACGTTGCCTGTCTGTAGGCTTGGAAGAATTACGAGATGATAAACAAATAACGCAGCGTATAGCTGACAATAATTATAACCCATTAGGAACAAACAATGAGCAGATTATTTAAACCAAAAGTAAGTATGCCACCAGTGCCACCAGCACCAGAGCCTGTAGCTTACAATCCACCAAGTAGCGGTGACACCAGTGATTCAGTCACTAATACTCCAACTGAAAGAGAAATAGCCGCAGCTGACTCAACCGCAGCTATCAATGAAGATGCTGAAGAAGCAGCACTTAAAATGAAGAGAAAGAAAAAAGGTCGAAAGTCAACCATCCTCACAGGACCACAAGGATTAACGACTGAAGAAACAACTTACAAACCAACACTGCTAGGATAACGCTATGGCAAAACCAGGATTATACGCAAACATACACGCAAAAAGAAAACG